TTGACGCAGGAAAATCGCAGACCATGAAATCCAAGCACCTAACTGGTGACGCAGTGGACTTAATGGCATACGTAGATGGAAAGGCAAGTTGGGAACTCAACCTGTATGACGATTTAGCTGACGCTATGAAGTGGGCAGCTACTGAGTCTGGAACTAAGATTAGGTGGGGAGCAGCTTGGCATATAGATGACATATCTACGTGGGATGGCACAATGGAAGAAGCTATGATGGCTTACATTGACTTACGCAGATCTCAGGGTAGAAGACCATTTATTGATGGTCCACATTTTGAACTTAACTAATGGACATCAAAGTATCCATAGGGCTTGCCGTAACTCTGGCAATGCAAATCTCTGCTGCAGTCTGGTATGTAGCTCAGACGGATGCTACCATTAAAGACTTGTCAGCTACTGTTGCTGAACTAAGTTCTGCTAACTTAAAGAGAGATGTAGATGTTAATGCTAGTAATATTACAAACATTGACGGTGACGTTAAATCTTTAGGTACTCACTTAGCTAGAGGTATAGGTGATAGCAATGATATACTTAGACGCATTAGTATATTAGAAACAGATGTGCTTTATATGCAAAGAGAAATATATAGAAATGATAGATAGAAAAGGATAATTACATGTCTAGAATTGGAATTGGTATAAAAGTAGTAGAAGTTTTAGGGGATACTTATTATATTACTAAACCTATACTAGAAAACCTTATTAAAAAATATGGTAAAAGTTTTATCAAAGTTAAAGGTGACTTAAAAAAAGTTCCTAAAAATATGCCTAAATTTTCTATGACTAAAGCCATGAGAGAAAAGTTAGCTAATGCGGCTGCAGCTAAAGGAAAAAGTCCTAGTTCTAAAAATCAACTTTCAGATCTTATGAAAAGTATGGGAGGAGCAGGTAAAATTTTAAAGTCTGGAGGAACTAAAAAGAGGCAAGGTCGTCCAAGAAGAAGCAGTACATCTAAAAATAAAGCACCAGAAGTAACTACAACTGCTCCTAAGTCAGGAGGTCCTCCTAAAGTTACATCAGGAGGAAAGTCTGGTATTACTAAAAAAGGAACATTACAAGCTATAGGTGTAGGATTAGGTTTAAGTGGTGCAGGTATTTTAGCAGATGTTGTTGGAAAAAAATTAATGTCTCCTACAGTAGATAAAGATGGAGGTTCAATGCCTTCATCAAAAGGTAAGAAAAGACTTCAGGTAAAACCTAAGTCTGCTTTTAAGACATTTACTGTAACGGATGCCTCTCCAAATAAAATATCTGGAAATTTAACACTAGATGTGCCTAGAAGTATAGGTGCAGCAAAAAATAGAGGCAGTAAATATTTTTACGATAAGAGCGGTGTTAAAAAACTAGCTGTAACAGCAGAAGATTTAAAGACATCAGGAAAGTCATTAAGAGAGTGGGCAAATACATTTGCTCCTAAAAAACAGTCTAAGAAAGATACTACTGCACTTACTAGAACTGTAGCTGCTATGAATAAAGCAAAAAGTTAATTTAAGGAGTTGACATGAAAAAAACTAAAGGTTATGCCAAGGGTGGAATGAAGAAGACTAAAGGTTATGCCAAGGGTGGAATGAAGAAGACTAAAGGCTACGCTAAAGGTGGAATGAAATCTACTGCAGGTAAAAAAGGTATATCTATGTTGCCTACATCTGTACGAAATAAAATGGGCTACATGAAAGGTGGCGGTATGGTAGCTTCTAAAAAGACTAAAGGTTACGCTAAAGGCGGTAAAGTAAAAAAATAACATATCGGACTTGCAATATTGTCTGTAGTATGATATACTAATTTGTGTTATAACTACCTTGTGCAAATAACTGCACTTTTATAAAGGAGTATAACGTGAAACAATATTTATATAAACTATGGGAAAGCTATTTGATATACCAAGAAAAACGAGCAGCATATGAGGTGCTAAATTCTTTAAGTGACTATCAACTTAAAGATATTGGTGTAGGTAGCCGAAGCGATATTAGGAGAATGATATGCGAGTATCAGAAGAAGTAAGTGTCGTACTTAATAAGTAATGTACCACACTTTAAATGTTGGGTACGCAGAGAGTTTACATGTAATCACCAAGACTATCATGGTGAATTTTTACACGCAATGGTATTTGCAGTAAACACAATACCTGACAGGTCGTTAAGCTTTCAGCTTGTATTTACAGGCTGTGAGGTTGACAGAGAAGATGGACCTGAAGCTAATGTACATGGCGGTGCAATGTGGGCTAGGATGCCCATACAAGCCCTTGTAGCAGATGTACCAGTGGATGAGTGGGCAGTACCAATGGAAGACCACATGTGTCAGCCTTGGGATTGTGAGTCAAGACATCACAGTGTAATAGTGATGGACAGAGTTAGCTCCTCACCTTGGTTATGTAAGATAGGCAATGAGTTTTACACAGGTAAATATTTATTTACTGTTGACTACACAGACAGTGATATAGCTGATGACCCTGCACAACATAAACAGTCACATGTTTTATACTTAACAGATGCAGGACAGTGGACAGGAAACTTGGTAGCTCTGCCCAATAATAGAGTAAGAGCTACAAGCCCTGCTCTCTGGAGAACTGGAGAAGGTGCGCCTGACTTTACACCGTCACAGTGGACACACTCAGCAGAGAGCCACGAAAGTTATTTAGATCCATCGGTAACATTTAATAATTTATACGAGAATAGTAATGGCACAAAAAAGCAGCGTAAATAAAGCAGGTAATTACACTAAACCCACTATGCGTAAAAATTTATTTAGTCGCATAAAAGCAGGTACAAAAGGTGGAAACGCAGGTCAATGGTCTGCAAGAAAAGCCCAACTACTTGCTTCTCAATATAAGAAAAAAGGAGGAGGCTACAGATGAGAAGATATTTTAAAAGACTATGGTGTGCTTTAATTAACAGGAAATGTTCAGATAATTGCACCTGTATGGACTAAGATGGCACTTGCAAAAAGCCAACGCAGCTTAAAATCTTGGAGTAAGCAGAAGTGGAGAACCAAAAGTGGTAAACCCTCTGCTAAAACAGGAGAGAGATATTTGCCTACAGCAGCAATTAAGGCATTGTCTTCACAAGAGTATGCAGCTACAACGAAAGCTAAAAGGAAAGGTACAAAACAAGGTAAGCAGTTTGTTAAGCAGCCAAAAGGCATAGCTAAAAAAACTCGTTCTTACCGCAAGGTTACTTAAACCTAGAATATGGACAGCAACATATGTCCTATTTGTGGACACACGTTGATTGTCATCGAAGATAATCGTGTTTCTTGTCCATACTGTGAAAACTTTTATCCTGATACACACTGGGTTAAACTTAAAGAGGAAAAAATTGAAAAACCTAACAGAAAAACAACAAACTTTTTTGAGCGTCTTATTCGATGAAGCACAAGGCAATGTAGCTAGAGCTAAATCATTAGCAGGGTATGCAGAGGGCAGTTCTACAACATCATTAGTTAATGCACTTAAAGATGAAATACAGGAAGCAACAAAAAACTATCTTGCTCGTGTAGCTCCAAGGGCTGCTTTTTCTATGGCTAATGCTTTAGATGATCCTACAGAATTAGGTGTTAGAGATAAAATGTCAGCAGCAAAGGATTTATTAGATAGAACAGGGTTTATTAAAACAGATAAGATTGAAGTTGCTGCTCCTAATGGTATCTTTATCTTGCCTCCTAAAAAAGATGAGTCCGATGCCAGTTAGCCGAAAAACAGGTAGAAACTATAGTTTTGAGTATAACAACTATGATACACCTGAACGAAAGAAAAAAAGAGCTATGCGTAATAAGGCTCGTAGGATGTTAACAAGAGCAGGTCTTGTAAAAAAAGGTGATGGCAAAGACGTAGATCATAGAGATATGAATGCTAAAAATAATAAAAGAGCTAATTTACGTGCTATTCCTGCATCAACTAACAGAAGAAGACAGCCTAAAGTAAAAGGTCCATATAAGAAACACAAATGAGTTGGAATAAAGAAAAAACTAAAACGGCATTAATAGCTTTGTTTATTATTTGGTCTGCTTATTTTATAGTAGAGTATTTATAATGACTACAGCAGAAAGTTTAGGATACTGGAATCTACCCAAGCCTGAAAGAGAAGAACTAAAAGAGAGTAAGGCATGGCTTCCTATACCTCGCATCTCTAGAACCACACCCTTTGGTTATAAAGTAGATCCAAAAGATGATAATATACTGTTGCCTATATCTGAGGAGTTAGAAGCACTAGATCAAGCAAAACTACATCTTAAACAATACAGTTATAGAGAAGTTGCGAACTGGTTAGCTAAAACAACAGATAGACCTATATCTCATGTAGGTTTACGTAAAAGGATACAGAATGAGCAGCAGCGTAAGAGAAAAGTTGCAATCAAACGTACTTGGGCTGAACGGCTCAAAAAAGCGATTGAAGCAGCCGAAAAGATTGAAAAAGAAAGAGTCGGAGCAGCTATCATCTCCTAGTGTTGTTGAGACTCAAAACAATACGGAAACTGTTAGTGAACTTCAAGATCCTACTCAAGATAGAAAGGTAATATTTAGACCTAATGATGGTCCTCAAACAGATTTTCTTGCAGCGTCAGAAAGAGAAGTCCTCTATGGAGGATCTGCAGGTGGAGGAAAATCTTATGCAATGTTGGCAGACCCTCTTAGGTATATTACTCATCCTCAGTTTTCTGGTCTACTTATACGACATACAACAGAGGAATTAAGAGAACTTGTTTGGAAATCTCAGGAACTGTATCCTAAAGCAATACCAAACATTAAATGGTCTGAAAGAAAGATGCAATGGGTATCACCGCAAGGTGGTAGGCTCTGGTTTTCATACCTAGATAGAGATGACGATGTTTTACGCTATCAGGGTTTAGCATTTAGTTGGATAGGATTTGACGAACTTACACAATGGGCTACTCCGTTTGCGTGGAACTACCTAAGATCGAGACTACGTACACCTGCTTCTGACCTTCCGATTGCTATGAGGGCTACTACAAATCCTGGAGGTGCAGGACATCAGTGG